ATACAAATGTTATCACAACAAAAAGGTTCTCTTCTTAGAGATAAAGTAAGATTAGAATCTGTAACTGGTAAGAACGCATTCTTCGATCAAATCGGAAGCGTTACTGCTACAGTAAGATCAACTAGACACTCTGACACTCCACAAGCAGATACTCCTCACTCAAGAAGAAGAGTTTCACTTGTTGACTACGAGTTCGCAGACTTAGTTGATGATCTAGATAAAGTAAGAATGTTAGTAGATCCTACTTCTAGCTACGCACAAGCTGCTGCTTATGCAATGGGTAGAGCAATGGATGATGCTATCATCGCTGCTGCAACTGGTTCATCTGACACAGGTGTTGCTGGTGGTACTGCTGTTGCATTACCTTCTAGCCAAAAGATTGCTGAAGCTGGAACTGCTGGTTTAACTATTGCTAAATTAAGACAAGCAAAAGAAATCATCGATCTAGCTGATGTTGATCCTTCACTAAAAAGATACATCATCGTATCTCCAAAACAGATCACAGATCTATTAGGAACTACTGAAGTAACTTCAAGTGATTTCAACACAGTAAAAGCGTTAGCATCTGGTGATGTTAATACTTTCTTAGGTTTTGATTTCTGTGTAACTAACAGACTAACAATCGCTTCAAGCAAAAGAAAATGTATTGCTTTCGTACAAGATGGTGTTGCATTAGCTATGGGTAAAGACTCTACTGCTAGAATCGATGAAAGATCTGACAAAGGTTACGCAACTCAAGTTTACTATTCTGCTGCATTCGGTGCAACTAGAATGGAAGAAGCTAAAGTTGTAGAAATACTTGCTCACGAAGCATAGTAAATAAATTTTAGGGGGTGGAAGCGAGAGTGGAAACCCCCTAGAGTGCATGAAACAAATTAAAGATCTACAAACTGTTCTACATTTTAAAAAAGGAGATCATGTTTATAGATATGTTTTAGTAGATAGATTTAAGAATGATGGTAAAAATCATTATGGTTTTGATACAAAACAAGGTAGAACAACAGAAGAAATCTTTGCGTTAGAAAAAGATAGACAAATCAGACGCAAATATATTATAAGGAAGTAGTATGGCATCAGTAGTAGACATTTGTAATGGAGCATTAAATCAACTAGGTGCGTCAACAATATTATCACTTACAGAAGATTCAAAAAACGCAAGACTTTGCAACGCAAGATATACACAAGTTAGAGATAGTTTATTTAGATCTCATCCCTGGAACTGTTTAATTAAAAGAGTTGAGCTAGCAAGAGATACAGAAACTCCTTCATGGGGTTTTAGTTATCAGTTTACACTACCTTCTGATTGCTTGAGAGTTCTTGGAATATTAAATTATGATTATGATTTTAAAGTTGAAGGTAGAAAAGTTGTAGCAAATCATGACACAGTAAAAATTCAATATGTTGCAAGAATTACAGATGCTAATCAGTACGATGAATTATTAAGAGAAACAATTTCTGCATCACTAGCAGCAGACATTGCTTATGCAGTTACTTCATCCAATCCTACTGCTTCTAATATGTATAATTTATTTCAAGACAAATTAAGAGAAGCAAGATTTGTAGATGCTACAGAAGGTCAAAATACTAATCCAGATAATGGTCAATCAGATGTTCTTGGATCTTCTTCTTTTATAAACGCAAGGTACTAACCTATGGCTAGAGTTGCTGTTCAATTAACGAACTTCACAGGTGGAGAATTATCACCAAGACTTGATGGTAGAAACGATTTACAAAAATACCCTACAGGATGTAAGACTTTAGAAAACATGATTGTGTTTCCTCATGGAAGTGCAGCAAGAAGATCTGGTTCACAGTTTGTAGCAGAAGTAAAAGATAGTTCTAAAGAAACAAGATTGGTTCCTTTTGAATTTAGTACAACACAAACTTATATGTTAGAGTTTGGAAATCAGTACATAAGATTTTATAAAGACAATGGTCAAATATTATCTGGTGGTTCAGCTTATGAAATAGCATCACCTTATTTAGAAGCAGAACTATTTGATATTAAGTATGCACAATCTGCTGATGTGATGTACTTATGTCACCCTAATCATCCCGTAAAAAAATTAGCTAGAACAGGTCACACATCCTGGACACTAACAAGTGTTGAATTTACGAATGGTCCATTTATGGATCACAATATTGAAACAACAACTATAACTGCATCACATACTAATGCAGGTCAAACAGGTACATTAACTTTATCATCAACTACTGGGGTTAATTCTAATCAAGGTTGGTTATCAACTGATGTTGGAAGATTAGTTCATATGCTTGATGGTCATGTAAAAATAACAGGATATACATCATCAACTGTTGTTGATATGGAAGTAATAACAGATATATCAAATGGTTCAGCATCAACAGATTTTGCATTAGGTTCTTTTAGTTCTACTACTGGTCATCCTTCTTGCGTAACTTTTTTTGAACAAAGATTAGTATTTGCAGCAACCTTATCTCAACCACAAACATTATTTTTTTCTAAGTCTGGTGATTATGAAAACATGGATGATAATTATCATGGCACAGTAGCTGATGATGATGCTATTATTTATACGATTGCATCTAACCAAGTTAATGCAATTAGATTTATGACAGCTACAAGAACTTTAATCATTGGTACTGCAGGGGGTGAGTTTGCAGTTAGTGGTGGTGGAACTGATATTGCAATTACACCTACAAACATATTAATTAAAAAACAATCTAACAATGGTGCAGCAAACGTAGATGCTTTAGCAGTAGGTAACGCAACATTATTTTTACAAAGAGCAAGAAGAAAGTTAAGAGAACTAGCTTATAATTTTGATGTTGATGGTTATGTTGCTCCAGACTTGACTATTCTTGCAGAACATATTTCTGAAGGTGGATTTAAACAATTGTCATATCAACAAGAACCTAATCAAGTTATATGGTGCGCAAGAAATGATGGTCAGTTAGTTGGATTAACTTATCAAAGAGAACAACAAGTAGTTGCTTGGCATAGACATATTTTTGGTGGAGCATTTGGAAGTGGTATAGCAGTTTGTGATAGTGTTGCCACAATTCCTACAGATGATTCAGAATATCAAACATGGGTAATTGTAAAAAGAACAATCAATGGTGCTACAAAAAGATATGTAGAATATATTCATCAATATGATTTTGATGAAACAGATGATACATCATTTAATTTTTTAGACTCACAATTATCTTACGATGGATCTGCAGTTACAAATATTTCTGGTCTTGCTCATCTTGAAGGTCAAACAGTTTCTGTGTTGGCAGATGGTGCAACGCATCCAGATAAGGTTGTCAGTTCTGGATCAATAACTTTAGAAAGAGCTGCAAGTAAAGTTAAAGTTGGATTAAGTTATACATCTTTATTACAAACAATGAGAATAGATGCAGGCTCACAGAATGGTACATCACAATCTAAAACAAAAAGAATATATGAAATTACTGCTAGACTTTATGAAAGTATTGGTGTGGAGATTGGTCCAGATCTAGCTAACATGGAACGAATACCTTTTAGATCTTCAGCTAACGCAATGGATAGTGGTATCAATGTATTTACAGGTGATAAAGAAATAGAATTTAGAGGAAACTATGAAACAGATGGTTTTATATTTGTAAGACAAACACAACCTTTACCTTTGACGATACTGTCATTATATCCTAAACTTCAAACAAACGATGGATAGAATAATCAATATTGTAAAGTATAAAGGTGAACATGGTCAATACATTATGAAGCAACAAATGAATCATATGTTAATGGATAAAGATATGGAGTTTAATGGTAACGCAATGAATTTAGAACAAGAAAATTTAGCATTTACTGGTATGATTGATGGTAAACCTATCTTTGCTGCAGGCATGAAAATTATTTGGGATGGTGTTGCAGAAGGTTGGGTACTAGCAACTAAAGATGCTTTAGATCATCCTATAGTTGTTGCGAAAGCAATAAAGAAAGATTTTGCACGGATTGCTAAAGAAAATAATATCAATCGAGTTCAAACTGCTGTAAGAGCAAACTATACAACTGGTTTAAAATTTGCTAAATGGTTAGGATTAGAGGAAGAAGGTTTGATGAGAAAATTTGGTTTTGATGGTTCAGATCAATATATGTATGCGAGGTTATTCTAATGGGATGGCAAGCAGCAGTAGTTGGCGCAATAGGTGCAGCAACAGTTCAACAACAAGGCAAGATTGGAAAATTTAATCAAGCAGTTAATGAACGTAATGCTAAAGTAGCAGAAGCAGAAGCAGTACAAATAGAAAAAAAAACTGAATTTGATATTGCTAGATTCAATAATTCATACGAAAAATTAAAAGGTCAA